GGAAAACTCTGCAGGATTTTCGTTCTGCAGAGCTTCGTTGTAAACTGACTAATAGGAGACTGCGCCATTTCTCTAAGTATCCTAATCGGATGCCAGAGGATGTTCGAGTTGTTTTATCTCGTGCGCGTGGTTTGGTGCACCGGGTCTTAGGGAACCTCACGGAACCCAAACTTGAGCGGATTATTGCTCAGGGTAGGCCTGGTGGCGGTGTTAGCATAGGGACACATAATCGTTTTAGGGTCTCCTTGCCGTTTAAGCTAGGAGATACGGACCTTTGCTGTACACCCGAGGCATTACCATACGCTCGGATGTTAGTTGAGGGTTCTCTTGCTTGGCTTCGGCTGCATGCCGACGTCAATTGGGACCTAAGGCGATATACTGTTCCTTATGTAACAGCTCAAGGAAATCGGATTACGTTCGTCCCGAAGGACGCACGTTCTCTTCGCACTATCGCTATCGAACCAGCGCTCAATGTCTGTCTGCAGTTAGGTGTTCATTCCTATATTGCTCAACAGCTTAAGCGTTTTGGTAATGACATCGAAGATCAAAGTCGAAACCAGAAATTGGCTAGACTCGGGTCAACGTTGCCACTTGGTCGGAGTTTATCGACCATCGATCTTTCTCAGGCGTCAGATTCGGTCAGCATTGAGCTGGTTCGATATCTGGTTCCCTGGGACTGGTTCTGCTTCCTTGATGATATCCGGTGTAAAACCGGCGTTGTTAAGGGCAACCATATCTACTATGAGAAATTCAGTAGTATGGGGAACGGCTTTACTTTCGCCCTAGAGACCTTGTTGTTTTGGGCTTTAGGTTCAGCAGCTAGCAGTCTTGGTGGTGGTACTATCACCAGTTGTTACGGTGATGATATCATCATTGAGGATTCCTGCACACTCCTGATGTTAGAGGTCCTTCGGTTCTGCGGCTTCACGGTTAATCGTGATAAGTCGTTTACCTGCGGGCCATTTCGCGAAAGTTGCGGTGCTGATTGGCATAGCGGCTATCGTGTGACTCCTCAATATATTCGTCA